AAGAAACAGCGGAAAAGAAAATTGAAATTGAAAAGGCTTTATTTCAGCAAAAAAAGGATTTACAACAACAAGATTTAGAAATGGCTTTACAAGGAGTTGGAATTATAAAATCAATATTTGAGAAGTCTAAAGGCGTTCAAAAAGCAGCGGTTCTTGCTGAAAGTGCAATAGGTATTGCAAAGATTGTTACATCAACACAAGCAGCGAATGCGGCAGCGATTGCAAAGTATTCATTAGTTCCGGGAGGTCAAGCATTATCCGCAGCGGAAATAGCAAGAAACAAAATAGGTGCAGGTTTAGGAATAGCCGCCAATATTACAGCAACGGCAAAAGCATTACAATCATTAGGAGGAGGAGGAGCGCCAAGTGGTGGTGGTAATTTAGGCGGTGACGGTGGTGGCGGTGGTGTTATCGCACCTAATCTTAACGTTGTCGGAAATACTGGAATAAACCAATTGGCAACCTTGCAACAACAGCCCGTTAAAGCATACGTGGTAAGCAACGACATCACAAGCGCACAGCAGTTTGATTTGAAAGTGCAACAAACATCACAATTATAGTTTTATAGTTATGGAAGTTTACGAATTAGTAATTAAGGACGAAAAGAAAGACGGTGTTTTTGCCGTTTCGCTTGTGGAAAAGCCAGCGATTGAAGAAAATTTTATTGCACTTTCAAAAGACTTTGTAGAATTAAAAGCAATTGATGAAAAGCGAATTGTTTTAGGAGCGGCGTTAATTCCTAATAAGAAAATTTACCGTAAAGATAAAGACAAGGAGTTTGAAATATTCTTTTCAGAATCAACGGTAAAACGTGCGAGCGAGTTGGTATTTATGCGAGGTCAACATCAGAACGCAACGGAACAACACGCTGTTAAAGTTGACGGAATGACAATCGTAGAATCGTGGATTATTGAAGATACCGAAATGGACAAATCTAAATTATACGGTTTCGATTTACCCAAAGGCACGTGGATGATCGCGATGAAAGTTGATAACGATGAAACGTGGGCAAAGGTAAAAAGTGGCGAGTTAAAAGGATTCAGTATTGAGGGTTATTTCGCAGAACGTTACGAAATGAGCGCACGTGAAAAAGTAGTACAAATTATAAAATCATATAAATGAAAACAAGTTTAGAAATCATCAACAAGCTATCTGATAAAGAAGCGGTAAAGTTAGAAAGTGAAAAAGTAGAGTTGGCAATGTTCAAATCAGTTCAAGAAATTGAGAAACAATACGCGGCTTTATTAGCAAAATCAAATGAAGCATCAAGGTATGTAAAAACTATTAACGATGCTAAAATTGGATTAAATAATTTAGGGAAATCATTGAATGTACTTTCAGATGCTTTTATTAAAGACGCAAATAGCACAATTACAGAGGCAAAAGCATTAGGGTTACAAGCACCTGCATCTGTTACGAATTTACCTGGTTTTGCTAAAGGTATAAAGAACAAAGCAAATTCACTTTTTAAATTAGCTAACGCAATTGATTCAAACATCAAAGGTTTATAACATGCCAACAAAAACAACATCACCAAAAGGCGGAAAACGTGGTTGCTTATGCAAGGACAACAAGTATCGCAAAGAATGTTGTGAGGGCGAATTATCACAACAAGGCATCGGTTCAACGGTAAGCGGAGGAACGCAAATTGTAATCAATCCAACCCAAAACACAACGGTAATAATTCGCTAAAGTGCAACAGAACAAAAGTGTAATAGTTTAATAAAAAAAAGTCAAATGAATTATAAAGAGATAGTAAAAAAGATTTGCGTTGCTTTGAATATCGAAGTGAAATTGGAGCAAATGAAATTAAACGATGGCGTAACGGTTATTGAAGCGGATAGCTTTGAAGCGAATAACGAAATTTTTGTTGTTACAGAGGACGACCAAAGAATCCCTTTACCAGTTGGAGAATACGTTGTTGAAAACGGAATGCTTTTAATTGTTACTCAAGAGGGTGTAATTGCTGAAATTAAAGAACAAGAAGCACCTGCAGAAGTTGAAGAAGAGGAATTGGAAAAACCACAAGCACCAACTGAAACGATTGAAAAAGCACAAGTTAAAAAAACAGTTGAATCAATGGTTAAAGAAACGTTCTTTTCAGAATATGAAGAGTTGAAAGCGGAAAACGAAGCGTTGAAAACACAATTGGCACAAATGGAAGAGCCGAAAGCAATTGTTCACAATCCAGAGCCAACGGAAAAGATTAAGGTTGAAGCACCTAAAAGCACAATGGATTTAGTACTAAAATTTATAAACAAATAAAATGAGCACAACTTATTTAGCAGTAACCAACGATACAGAACGTCAGTTGGCAGTAGTTGAAGCCGTAACTGGCGCAACAACTTTAACCGCAGAGGATAGCGGAAAAGTATTAATATTAAAAGCATCAGCAGGAGCGCAAATTACACTTCCAGCAGTAGCAACATCAGCAGGTTTACGATTTAAGTTTATCGTAGGTCAATTGTTCGCAACTACAGATTGGACGGTAAAGGCGGCTACAAATGTTATCGAGGGAAGCGTATTAGTTAACGGAGCACACGTTGCAGGAGTTGACGAAAACACAATTTCTTTCGTAGCATCAGCAGAATCAATCGGCGACTTCGCAGAATTAGTTTGTGACGGAACAAATTGGTATGTAAACGGGTCAGGGGTTGCAGCAGGATCAATCACTTTAACAGCAGTTTAATTTAAAATAATATTATAAAATGAGTACAACTACTTCAGTAACTACCTCTTATTCGGGAGAATTTGCAGGGAAATACATTGCAGCGGCTTTATTGCCAGCACCAACTTTGGCTAATAATTTAATCACAATTATGCCAAATGTTAAGTTCAAATCGGTTATGAAACGACTTGCAACTGACAAATTATTATCAAACGCATCTTGCGACTTCAATCCAGCAGGAACGATTACCTTAACTGAAAGAGTAATTCAACCGAAAGAGCTACAAGTTAATAGACAGCTTTGCCGTACCACGTTTAGAAATGATTGGGATGCTTTAGAAATGGGCTATTCTGCATTTGACGTTATGCCGAAATCGTTTACAGATTTCTTATTAGCACAATACGCAGAGAAAGTAGCTTCAGAAAATGAAGTAAACATTTGGCGAGGTGTTGCATCTAACAACGGAGAGTTTGACGGATTTACAACTTTATTAGCTTTAGACCCTGCATTACCTTCAGCGCAAGAACTTGCTTTAGTGGGTGGCGGTTTGTTATCAACTAACGTAATTGCAGAAATCGGAAAAGTACTTGATGCTACTCCTTTAGCAGTTTCAGCACGTGAGGATTTCCATATCTACGTTTCAACAAACGTATTTAGATTGTATGTTCGTGCATTAGGTGGTTTCGCTACTAATATCGGTGCAAATGGTGTTGATGGTAAAGGTTCAATGTGGTTTAACGGTGGCGCTATCCTACCTTTCGAGGGTGTTAAATTAGCACACGCACCTGGACTTCCTGCATCTACAATGATTGCTACAACGAAAGAAAATTTAGTATTCGGTACTGGTTTACTTAACGATTCACAAGAAGTTAGAATCATTGATACTTCAGAAACTATTGGTGACCAAAATATCCGTATCGTTATGAGAATGACTGCAGGTGTTCAATACGGAATCGTTGAGGACATCGTTACATACAACGTTACTAACTCTGTAAACTAAGAACCATGTGCGATTTAGCTAACGGCAGATTAGAAGTTTGTAAAGATTCAATCGGTGGATTAGACGCGGTATATTTAATCAACTTCGGGGATTTTAATCCCGAGGTTGATGTAAGTTATTCAACAACGGCAGGTGAGGAAGATATTATCACGGCTATTGCAAACGTAACAGCGTGTTTTAAATTCACTTTAAAAGGAACTAATAGTTTCACTGAAACTATCACAACGGACAGAAACAATGGTACAACTTTCTTTTCACAAGAATTAAGTATTACGTTGAAAAAGCAGGACGCAAAAACTACTAAAATGGTTAAATTGCTATCATACGGAAGACCGCATATTATTGTAAGAGGTCGAGACAACCTTTACAGAATTGCAGGTTTAAGACGTGGAATGGATTTAACAGCAGGAAGTATTGCAAGCGGTGTTGAGGCAGGCGATATGAACGGTTATACATTGACGTTTACAGGTATCGAAAATTTGCCAGCAAACACAATCAATTGCACAACGGAAGCAGGTTTATTAACTGACTTAACTGGATTAACGTCTTTCACAACTACATAATTTTGTTTGATTGTCTCCATAATAAGGGGTTGCAGAAATGTAACCCTTTTTTTATGCAACAGAATTACACTTTAATAGTTTTATAAATATGAATGTTTTACAAGTAAGTGCAACAGCCCAAATATTGAAATGTGCGCCACGTAGCACAACGATAACAAGTATTGTAGTAATCGACCAAGAAGCAGGAACAAGCGCAACTATTAACGCACCCACGATAATTGACTACGGTTATTATATTGGAGTACAAGCGGTGTATTCGTTAAAAGCAGGACGTTTTTATATCGTGCAACTTTACAACCTAACTAACTTTTTAGGTAGTGAGCAGGTTTGGTGTTACAAAGCAGGGTTGCAAACTGACGAACATTCATCTAATAATGATTTTGTGATGTTATGAATATAGACGTAATAAATTTGGCGCAATACGAAGCACCGCAGATAATAGAATCTAAACAAAAAGGTTATGTAACTTTTGGCGAAAACAATAGTTACTTTCAATTTCTTATTGATCGTTATCGAAAGAGCGCAACGAATCAATCCATTATAAACAACGTTACAAGGTTGATGTATGGTAAAGGATTAGGAGTAATTGATGCGAGCCGTAAACCAAGCGAATACGCACAAGTAATGGCTTTGTTTAATAAGGATTGCTTAAGAAAACTTTGCTTTGATTTAAAAACATTAGGTCAATGCGCTATCCAAGTACACTACAACGACAAGCACGATAAAATATTAAAGGCATTTCATATTGATATGAACCTTTTGGCACCTGAAAAATGCGATGACGAGGGGAAAATTAACAATTGGTATTACTCAAATAATTGGGAAGACATTAAGAAATTCCCACCTAAGAAATTTGCTACATTTGGAAGTTCAAAAGACAAAGTTGAAATATTAGTTGTTAAACCTTATGCAATTGGGATGAAGTATTTTTCTTTGCCCGATTACATTGCGGGAACGGCTTATGCGCTGTTAGAGGAAGAAGTTGCTGATTATCTTATTGGAGAAGCACAAACAAGATTTAGCGGAACAACCGTTGTTAATTTAAATAATGGACAGCCTGACATTGAAACGCAAAATTTGTTACAGCAACAAATTAAAAACAAGCTAACTGGTAGTAAAGGACAAAGAGTAATCGTTGGATTTAATAATAACAAAGAAACGGCAACAACAGTTGAGTCTATTGCTTTGAACGATGCACCTGATTTATATAGTCAAATGAGTTTAGAGTGCGAGCGTAAAATTATGGTTTCGCATTCGATAACAAGCGGTTTACTTTTAGGATTAGGAAGTGCAAACGGTTTTGGAAGTAATGCAGATGAATTAAAGAATGCTTTTGTGTTGTTCGATAATATGGTTATTAGACCGTTACAGCAACTTTTAATAAGTGGATTAGAACAAATTACATCTTTCAACGGAAACACCGCTAAATTGTATTTTGACCGTTTACAACCTTTAGATGCAAGTGGAGATTTAACCGTTGATACCGAGAATAAAAAATTAATTGAAACAATAAATTCACTTTCACCTTTAGTTGCAAACAAAGTTATAGAAACTTTAACTCCAAATGAAATTAGAGCGATTGTAGGATTAAAACCTGAAAAGGGAGGAAGTGACCTTACTAATATAGAAACGGGAACGGAATTGAGTAAAGTTAACACGGAATTAGAAGAAATTTTAGCACGTGTAGATAGTGAACAATTAGG